GTTAACTGAAGGAGCCTTAACGTCGAAAACGTTGAACTCAAGCTTTTGCAAGCTTTTGTTCATACGCCGACGTTTTGGCCGCTCGTTTAGAGGTACGTCACGAAGGCTTGGACAAGCAAGATGCATGTCGTCGCCCGGGATGGGTCCATAAATGGACCTGAGTCTCGCCACGATATGATCGTAGACGTGGTAGTACTGTTTATCATAGAAGGAGTTCGCATAAGCGATCCAACTTGTATAAACATCAGGATGAGGTGTAGATGACCAGACTGTCCGCAAGCGGACAGGAGTGACATTCTTGCCTTTGAAGGCATCCATGCCACACGACTCTCTAAAGAGTCCACCGGTGCAACTCTTATCACGGTTTATTTTTAAACCAAATGACTCGAGTTGTTCCATTGCGTTCACGGCGTAAGCCGTTGGAACAATGACATCATCACCATACACTAAGATACGCTCGCGCGTATCCGCATCAGGAGCTGCAGCAGTAAGGATAGCCCAGCAAGTAAGCGCCAATATAGGGAAGCATAAACAGCTACCCATTGGAGCGAACTTATTGAGCTTCAAAACCTTACCGTCAGGCAGCTCTGTCGATAAACTCCTACACGCTTCCAAGTACTCACATATGTGAGGAGGAAACAGTAGGCGCACTAAGTCAAGACTGACGCGATCAGAGGCCTCATTGAGGTCTAAGGTAGCGTAGCCTCCAGTCTCAGAACCCAGTAGGGCTCCAAAACGGTTGGACTCTTGACTGGTGAAGTGGACATTATACTTGGTAAGTACATGTGACTCCACTAACTCAACTATAGCCCTACCTAATCCTTGTTGAATCCATTGAAAATCAACGGGTTCGCAAGAGATTAGACGGGGGCCACGAGAATCCTTCGGCACGAGAATTACTCGAGCCGGAAGATCCATACCAGTAACCTTCGAAAAGGTTGCATAGTTATCACACACTGCGCCCATCGACGAATAGAAGTATTCGTCCAAAGGATACAGATTAGTGATACGATCCGATACGTTAGACCATAAATACTTACCCCAGAGACGTTGCTTTGTAGCAACGGCTCCCGGGCCGTGTCTTGGTCTAACGGACTTAGGGTCGAAGAAAGCAAAGACGCTCGATAAGAGTATCTTGGCTTCCCGTGTGACTGTGGGCTGAGAAGGCGAGCAATAATGATCGCCTTTGAACCTACGGACATGTGTGGAAGGGCCGTGCATAAGACTCTGCAGTCGAATGGACAGCTCTCCACCTGTTGAAAGGTCGTTTTCGGTTCTTTCGAACTTGGAAACGACTTGTTGTGCTTGATCATCGTTGAACGGGAGTTCGTACTTGTAAAACAAGTAACAAACTTGCCGTACAATGCTGACGCTAGTGCTACACGGGTCTGGAAGGAGTTCTCCACTTGGAGAGAGCACCAAACTAATAAACTCACCTAGAAAACTAGGAAGTTTACTATTTTTCATGGGTTTAAAACCATGATCAATAGCGTTTAGTTTAGAAGCTCCCGAAAGGGCCTTATCAAAGGCCTTGCCCAGGTGGGGAAGGGTTTTCGTGAGAAAACCGATTCCTTCAAAACGAACACGATCCTTAACTTTATTCAAAGTTAGGCGTCGTGCTCGACAGTTGAACACTGTTCGATGTAACGTGTGAACGTCATCTAACAGTGCGGCGATGAGACTAACCGTTTCATCTAGGCTCTTAATTGGGTCCATATGGATACCCATCCTAGAGCATGCACTGCTAGACGCTTCCAACTACACCCGTGAGGGTGTGATTGTTCGTCATCTGACCAGGTTAATAAGCAGATAAACTTATGAATAAGTTAATCCACAAAGGTTTTGATTACCGAATCAAGAATGGTACGACGACTTTCCGCATGGGTATGCGGAGGGGAATCGTAATTTCCATTCCTGGATGGTTCAAAACCGTAGCCATTGTAGATGGTGTAACGAGACGTCTGTATACCTATAACCAGGTGCATCAGTTTGTTCCGGCTATCGCTGAAAAGCGAATCACCAAACAAACTAATAGGCCCCTGGCAACAGGTGCAGACAACCGCTACACCATTACTC